ATTATATCGTTCTCTTAACGTTCCAATTAGTAGATTGGAGTCAGGTACTGGTTTTAATATGGGCCGTTCTGCTGAAATTAGTAGAGACGAATTGAAATTCACAAAATTTGTTGGTAGATTAAGAAAAAAATTTACAGAATTGTTTAGTGATATTTTAAAAACACAGTTAATATTAAAAGGTGTTATTGCTGAAGAAGATTGGGGTACAATACAAGCAAACCTTAGTTACGATTTTATAAGTGATGGACATTTTTCTGAATTAAAAGAGAGTGAAATGTTAAAAGATCGTATTGCTTTAGCTGACAGTATGTCTACTTACGTTGGTAAATATTTTTCAAATAGATACATTCGTAAAAATGTTTTAAAACAAACTGATAGAGATATTGAAGATATTGACAGTCAAATACAAGAAGAAGGTTCGGACACAGAAGTTTTAGATACAAAAACTACTAAAAATCCAAATCTTTAATATAAATATAGTATAGGAGAAAAATATGAGTGAACACGTTAAAAGTTTTATAGATAAATTATCATTAGGACAAGCGGCTGAAGCTGGTGAAGCTTTTAAAGACGCTTTAAGAGATAAAGTTGGAGATGCTTTAGAGGCTAGAAGAAAAGAATTAGCTGGTGTATTGTTTCAAGGTAAAATTGAAGCAGAAACACACAGTGATCCTAAACCTGTAATTGCTGAGCCATCTGCTATAACTGAACCAGTTGCTAATGAAAAACAAGGTCAGTAATTTAGTAAAAGAGACTAGAGTTATGGACTCAAAGTCTTATAACGAATTAACGCCTGTAATGAAAGAGGCAGTTAAAGAAGTTATTAAGATTATTGAAAATGAACAAAAAGATATTATAAAAAGTTTTGAAGGAGCTGTAGAAAAAGTTGTAGCTTCACGTAATATTAAACAAGAAGATTTATATAACTATTTTGATAAAGAAGTAAACGAACAATTAGGAATAAAATAAATGTCAACAATTATAGTAAAAGGAACTGTTACTACAAATCCTTTTTTGGATAATATTAGTAGAGCTCAATTTGTTAATTGCGTAGCTACAAGTAATGCTCAAACGATTGAAGTACGTTCTGAAGATAGTACAGTTTTAGGAGAATTTTATTTACATTTAGCAGGAGATTCTATTACAATAGAAAAAGCTCCTGGAGATGTTATAACTTTGGCTGCTGGAAAAGTTAGCGCTGTAGGTTCTCCAAGAAGTTAATTATGACCATATCAACTACGACATTAGTAGATGATAGTTTTAAAGTTATTGTAAAGGCCAACGGTGTTGGTAATGAATCTGAACAAGTTTTAGTGAGTGCTTTAGAATTAAATAATGCTTCAAGTGAACCAAAGATTTCTATAGCAAATGTTTATTATGAAATTGAAGGTGGTGGAAATATTAATTTATTATTTAATACTGATGAAGAAGCTCTAACAATTAATGGTAGAGGCAACTACGGTTTAAAACCTGGTGAACCTAAAATTGAGGCAACTTCAACAGGCAATGGTAATATTTTGTTAACAAGTGACAACAACGTAACAAGTTATAATATTGTTATAGAGTGTCATAAAGAAAAAGGATTTACAAATTAATGGCAGATACAGTTACAACACAAACATTGGTAGACACATCAGGTGTAAAATATGTTATTAAATTAACAAACATTTCTGATGGTACTGGAGAAACAGATGTTACAAAAGTGGATTCTTCAACAACTACTTTTATGACAGAAGATGGTAACAGAAAAATTGCTAAAGTATGGTTTTCTGTAAACACATCAAATCCAAAATCAGCAGTAGAACTTAAATGGGCTGGTGCTACAAATGCTACTGCTTTGTTTTTAAGTGGTCAAGGTTTTTTTGATTTAAGAGAAGCTGGAGATGAGATAACAAATAATGCTACTACACCGACTGGTGATGTATTATTAAGTACAAGAAATTTTGCTAGTGGAGATAACTATTCATTGGTGATAGAATTTAGATAAAATATAAATAGTAAGCAACTAAGAGGGAAAATGAGACTAATTAGAGAAGAAATAAACGACGCTCAGTATATCATAGAAGAAGCTGGCGAAGGAAAAAAGAATTATTCAATTAAAGGTATCTTTTTACAAGGTGACCTTAAAAATCGTAACGGCAGAATTTATCCAACTAACGTACTTCATAAAGAAGTTACTAGATACAATAAAGAATTTATCAATAAAAATAGAGCATTCGGCGAACTAGGTCATCCAGAAGGACCAACTGTTAATTTAGAGAGAGTATCTCATATGATTAAAAAGTTGTATCCAGAAGGAAAGAACTATATCGGTGAAGCAAAAATTATGGATACTCCATATGGTAAGATTGTAAAAAATCTTATTGATGAAGGCGCTAAACTAGGTGTGTCATCAAGAGGTATGGGTTCCTTAGTACAAAAAAATGGTCATCACTATGTAGGAGAAGATTTTTATTTAGCGACGGCCGCTGACATTGTGGCAGATCCATCTGCTCCAGACGCTTTCGTAGAAGGCATTATGGAAAATAAAGAGTGGGTATGGAACAATGGAATCCTTGTGGAACAAGATGTTGCCGCTTGGAAACAAGAACTAATTAAGACAAAAAGACTTGAATTGGCTGAGAAAAAAGCTAACATATTCAAGGATTTTTTAAATAAACTATAATAGAAAAACTAACAATTATAAATATCACTATAAAACGAGATATTTTTAATTCGAATTAAAAAATAAAGGAGATTTCTCAAATGGCTACAGAAAATAACGTAGAAGTCAAAGCAAATACAATAGTAGAACAAGACACTATTGCTGATGCTCCAAAAAAGAATGCTGTGGCAGCTGAAACTAGTCCGCTTAAAAATGAAGCAGAAGATTTAGGTGCAGCCGTTGTTAACCCAACAGACAGCAATCCTGACGCTACAAAAAAATCAAAAAAAGTTTCTGACGCACAAAACGCTAAAGCAGCAGATGTTGACGCTAGTAAAAAACCAGACACAGAAGCTGGTGTTACAAAAGTTTCACATCCAGGCGAAGCGCTAAAAGTGGAAGAAGCTGAAAAAGAAGAAACAATTGACGTTTCTGATGATGTTAAAGCATTAATCGGAGATGAAAAATTAACAGAAGAATTTAAGGCAAAAGCTGCAACTATATTTGAAGCTGCTATCAGATCAAAAATGAAAGTAGAAAAATCAAAAATGGAAGCTGGTTATGCAAAAAAACTTAAAGAAGAACTTGATACAACTAAAACAGAACTTGTTGAAAAAGTTGATTCATACTTAAACTACGTAGTTGAAGAATGGATGAAACAAAACGAGATCGCTGTTGAAAGAGGTATTAAAGGCGAAATCGCTGAGGACTTTATCAGTGGTCTTAAAAAATTATTTGAAGATCATTACATAAACGTACCAGACGAAAAATATGACGTGTTAGAAGATCAAGCTTCTAAAATCGAAGAGCTTAACAAGAAATTGAACGAGCAAATCGACGCTAACGTTAAATTAAATTCTGAAATTGGTAAATTAACAAGACAAGATATAGTTGACGCTGTATCTTCTAGTCTTGCTGATACTAACAAAGAAAAGTTTAACAAATTAGCTGAAGAAATTGAATACACTAACGCTGATGAGTTTAAGAAAAAAGTATCGACTATTAAAGAGTCATACTTTTCAACAAAAGAAATTTCATCTAATAATGAAATAGATAACGTTGCCGAAGGCGAGACTACAGACAATGTAGATTTGTCAAACGCTATGACTGCTTACACGGCCGCTATCACTAAAACAAAGAACTCAATTAAATTGGGTTCAAAAAAATAAAGGGAGAATAAAAAAGATATGTACTTATCTGAACAACTAGTTAAAAAGTGGTCACCGGTCCTTGAACATCCAGAACTCCCAAAAGTTACGGATAGTTATAAAAGAGCGGTTACTGCTGTTATCTTGGAAAACCAAGAAAGAGCATTAAGAGAAGATAGAGCATTCATCAATGAATCTGCTCCGCAGAACTCAACTGATGCTTCTTACGTACAAAATTGGGATCCAATCCTAATTTCTTTAGTAAGAAGAGCGATGCCAAATCTTATCGCATACGACATAGCAGGCGTACAGCCAATGACTGGTCCAACTGGACTAATCTTCGCTATGAGAGCAAAATACGCTTCACAAGCAGGAACAGAAGCTTTATTCAACGAAGCTGATACTGATTTTTCTGCTAGAAACGCAGCTGGCGACTCTACTTTAGGTGGTGTTGACGGTTTAGGTGGTGGTCAATCAGGTACTAACCCAGCGTTGTTAAACGACAGCCCAGCTGGCGCTTACACAGCACAAGGTGGTATGGCTACTTCAACTGCTGAAGCTCTAGGTGATACTTCAAATAATAGCTTTGCTGAAATGGCGTTTTCAATCGAGAAATCGACTGTAACTGCTAAATCAAGAGCTCTTAAAGCTGAATACACAATGGAACTTGCACAAGACCTTAAAGCAATTCACGGTTTGGATGCTGAGACAGAATTAGCAAATATTCTATCTTCTGAAATCCTTTCTGAGATCAATAGAGAGATCGTAAGAACTATCTATATCGTTGCTGAAAAAGGTGCTTCTGCTAACACAGGTACTGTAAATACTACAACTGAAGGTGTTTTCGATTTAGACACAGACTCTAACGGAAGATGGTCAGTTGAAAGATTTAAAGGACTAATGTTCCAAGTAGAAAGAGAAGCTAACGCTATCGCTCAAAGAACACGTAGAGGAAAAGGTAACATTCTGATAACTTCTTCAGATGTCGCTTCTGCTTTACAAATGGCTGGTGTATTAGATTACGCTCCTGCTTTAAACAACAACTTACAAGTTGATGATACAGGAAATACGTTTGCTGGAATCCTTAATGGAAGATATAAAGTTTATATCGATCCATATTCTGCAAATCAAGCAGCTAAACAATACTTTGTAGTTGGATATAAAGGATCATCTCAGTATGATGCCGGTATATTCTATTGCCCATACGTTCCACTTCAAATGGTGAGAGCTGTTGGTCAAGATAATTTTCAACCAAAAATTGGATTCAAGACAAGATACGGAATCCAAGCTAACCCATTCGCTGAAAGCTCAGGTTCATCAGCTGCTGCGGTTATCAATGGTGCTGGAAATATCAACTCAAACAGATACTACAGACGAGTACAAGTAGCTAACATTATGTAAGCTAGTTGTTACTTCTTAGTAACACGATTAAAGGGAGAGCCTAAAAAACTCTCCCTTTTTTTATGCCTAAATATTAATATGACTGTTACAAACTCATATTTAAGACAACCTACAAAATTGGAC